GATGAGATCGATGAGTGGTTTGAGGACTTTGGCTTCAAGCTCACTAGGGAAGCACCAGTCTTTGAACTGGAGAAGGTGGAGTTCTGCCAGGCTCATCCAGTGTACACCAGCACTGGTTGGCGCATGGTGCGCAACCCATTTACTGCCATGTCCAAGGACTGTGTTTCTCTGGTTAGTTGGGACAATGAGAACTCCTTCCGCCAATGGGCCAGTGCCATAGCTGACTGTGGACTGAGCCTAACTCGTGGGGTGCCCGTGTGGGAGGCGTGGTATGAGCAGCTCAAGCGTGTGGGTGGAAACACCACATCAGCGGGGGTTACCGAGCGTGTTAACGAGTGTGGCATGTATTACATGGCCAGAGGAGTTGAGGGTGGGGCGGTATGTCCTGAGGCCCGCGTCAGTTTCTGGCGCGCTTTTGGCATACTCCCTGACACCCAAGAGTCCCTGGAGGAGTGGTACAGGCTTCCACTTGAGGTACGTCCGCTAACCCCCATGATGTTAGGCCAAGTTTCCCCACTTGATTATCAACACAACCCCCTTTCAGTACACGCAAGATGAGGAACCGTAACAACGTCTCTCCGCTCACGCCAAATAACACGGTCAGGCGGCGACGTGCTACTCCCCCCACCATGTCCACCACGTCCAATGATTCCTCTATTATTCGGTATCGAGCACTAGGCTCAAATGTAGTGTCGCTCAATAATGCTGGCTCTGTGTCAGCACGCTGGTGGATAGGCGGTTCCAACAACCGCATTGCCAACGCAGCTGGACCGGATGTTGTTTCTTATTATGCAACGTGTGTGTTCAGGCCTGGCACTATGGTGCGGTGGGAACCAACCACTTCACCCACTGCCGGTGGACGATTGTTTGTGGGCTTCACTGATAACCCTGAGGTGATGGTGGCATTGTACAACGCGTTGGAGGCTTATGAGATTACACCAAACAGTACGACTTATGGTGTATACTCCAACCTTGTCAAGGGACTGTGCAACATGATCTCCTTCCCAATGTGGCAGGAGCGTGACATACCAGTTCCTATGCGACTACGCCGCAAGCGCTTTGATTGCAATCAGAGTGCCGTTGTGAACGACACTAATGTGATGGATCGTTCTTCCCAGGTTGCCATGTTTGCTTGTGCTGATGGATATTCTGGCATCAGTGTTGGTAGTACTATTGGTAGTTTCTGGTATCACGACGTGGTGGATGTGGAGGGTCTGAGTGGCACTGCCACCTGAGACCATGCTAGTTGCAGCACAGTTCGGCGGGGACACACATGCGGGGGTCGACGTGGCCGCTGGGGAGCGCATCCGCAGCCCAATTGGGCTGAACCACGAGGCTGTGTGTTTGTCCGTTCTGTGAAGTGCCGGTTCCTGCCAGGTCCCAACCTGGCGGGGGGCAACTGGGCACCAGTGAGTC